ATTTTTGCCAAATCGCTGATACGCAGCTCTTGCTGACATTTTAAATTCACGGTGTACTGTATCAACAAATCCTTTTGCATTTTCACTTACATAAATTTCTCTAATATGCCTGGTTGAAAAACGAAGAAAATTATTATCATCTTCTTCAATCATCATACAAGCTGTGCCAAAAGCTGTTAGATCAGTATATAATTCATGTATTTCTTGTTGAAAATTAGAACGATCAAGAGCTATATACATTGTTTGGGTAGCTGATTCTAACCATTCCATACTTTCTTCATCTCCAGCAATAGCTTCATTTTTAAATCGCATACTAAACCACGGAGTGGCTGCATTTGTTAGCATGCCATGTAAAGAAGAAGAGAGTAATTCTAATGCGTGGAGTGCCGTTCCGTCAAAAATAAATTCGGTACGTTTATCTCCCTTAGATCGTGATTTAGTTACATCAGCTCGTCTTGGTAAACAATAATCTGCTACTTCTTGCCAATGGTTTTCCCAATTAGCTCTTTTTGATTTTAGTTTGTCAAATTGTGCGGCTATTGCCTTTGCGTCATTTATTGCCATATTATTGTCCTAATGTTTTCTTTTGATGTTGAAGTCCTAATACTCCCATAATATTTCGGGTTGATGTAAATGGTTTGCCAGTTTGTTTAGCAGAAAATTTTTTTTCATATTGATCATAAGCCTTTTGTGGTTGTGCAGCATCAACTAGATTTTTTGCTCCCATTGCTCTCATTGCAGTTCCCCCAACTCCAGGAACACCTAAACTTAAAAGTGCTGTAGTAATTCCTAAAAACTTATTTTGTGATTGTAACATTTTTTTTGAAATAGGCGTTGATGTTAAAGCACCTCTTGGATTTCCACTTCCCATTGCTTCAGGAGTTTGTATTTGTCCAGGAGTATATGATCCATATTTTGCTTTCCATCCACTTGATGATAATAAATATCCACCCCCACCAGTTCTTTTTGCCTGTCCAACACCAACTAAATATTCATTAATCGTTTTACTTGCTTCATGACCATAAAATTTTTGATCTTTTCCTTTTAACTTTGATGCAAATGTATCGGTTGCAAATTTTTGTCCAGCTGCTCCATAACTGACACCTACTAAACCTAATTTTTTAGTAACAGCTCTTCTAGCTCCAGTTGTAATATCTTTTTGAGATCGACTTGCATAAGCTTTACCAGAAGCAATTTTTGCTCTTTGTTTTTTAACAGAAGATCTAAAACTTTTTGTTAAAGCTCCACTTCTTCCGTGACCTGGTTCATGTGCCATCTATGACCCTAATAAAGTTTTTTGATAAGTAGTTGCTTCATCTTTTACTCCTTTTGGAGAAGTTAAAATTGTTGATGAATACCCTTTTCTTTTTTTACCTACCTTCTTTGATACTTTAACTGGATCTGCTTTTGGAGGTGCAGGCGGTGGTGGTGGCGGCGGTATCGCAGCAATCACTTTTGGTTTCATAAATCCCATTTTTTTTAGCTCCTTATTTCTAGTGGGTTATAGTTTATGCCATCCGCAAACCTTTGCGGTGGTCGTAAATTATTCAAATCTAATTCTTGAAGTGCCACCGCTGCGGTGCGAAATGCATCACAATAATGGCTTGAAAAGTCATGAACTGGTTTTGAAAAAACTCGTTGTTTATCTAACCACTTCCTATGATACCATTTCATCGCATCTAGGAAAGGTTTACATTTTGATCTATCTATCCAAGTCTTTGCTAATAATATTTGTCCAGCATGTAATCCATCTTCTATGGGTAATTTTGGACATACTTTAAGTGGTCGCATTCCCATAGAAAAAGCATACTCTTTCCTGGAATGACCAGTTGATAGTTCTCTTTGTTCAATATCATGTGGAAACACATAATTTCTAATATTATAATTTAACTTCTTTATTACATCAGCATAATGATCCAGGCTTTGATTAGAATTAGAATAACAATCAATAATCATAAAAGCTCTTCCAATTTGCTGTGCAAATAATAAACACGTCTGATCTGAAATTCCTAAATCAAAATATACATCCGTTGGATATCCAGGATCATACGGCACATTGGTTATTCTTTTTTCATCTTCCATTTTAGAAATTATTTTTCCATATACCGATCCTGAAATATTTGCTGTCCAGGAGCATTCAAATTCTTGTTGATACTG